ACAAAAGCCGCTAAAACTGTAGGTGCATCAATTAAAGTGGCAGATTCTGTAATATTTGGTCTAAAAGCCGCTAAAACTACTTGAGTATTATTTACGGTAATGGTTTCGCTAATTGCTACACTGTATCCACCAACAATAGCGGATCCCACTGTAATAGATTCAGAAATAAGACCGGCAAACGTAGGTATGCCAGTTTCTACATCTGATGTGCTGATTCCTTCAAATATGGTTGAAGGAGAGGCTACATTATTAGCTGTTGGGCTATCTGCTGATTGTAAAACTTCAATTACAGAATAAGCAAATGTAGCTAAAACTACGTTAACATCTGCTAGTGTGGAAGTTTCTGTAATATTTAAATTCCAAGTAAATGCTGGTAGATCCGCAAAAGCGTTGCTTTCTGATATGGCGCTAACAAAATTCGCTATTGCTGATGTCAAATCATTAATGCTTAATGATTCTGAAATTGAATTGGAAAAAGACGCTGTTCCTATTTGCGCATCCGCAGAAGTAATGGAATCATTTACTGTATCAATGTATACTTTGCTTGCAACTGAAGAATCAGCCGCAGTTAATGCTTCTGAAATAACTGTAATGAACGTAGCAACTAATGCTTCGCTATCGGTTATTGTAGAAATTGACTCAGAAATTCCCGCGCCGTAGACATTTTGATATGGCCCCGCAGCAAATGGCGCTTGTGAAAACGCATTGATGCCAAACATTATTTACCCTTCAGGGTATCTATTTCGGCCTTTAATTCTGCTATTGCTTGGAATGCCAAGGCAACTAATTTTTGATAATCTACTGCCAGCGTTCCATCTTCACGAGTCTTTACAGCCAATGGAAACACAGATTGCACATCTTGAGCAATCACACCAAAATCATCTTTGTTAACAAAATACCCATCTTCTCCACCATGGCTGCTTATGTAAGATTGTGTCCAATTGAATGTTTTTCCGCCAATATATTCCACTTTTTGCAATGCAGCAGAAATTGGTTTAATGTTTTCTTTAAACTTTCTATCAGAAGAATAATAAGCGGTTACGTTATTGGTTGCGCGAATTTCTCCTATTGCTCCAGATGCAGGAGTACCAACCCCAAGCGAGTTTGCTTGGGATGTATAGTAAAAAGAATTATTTGGAAAAGCCATTAGTATTGTCCGCCAAAAGCAATAATATTAAAGTCCGCGCTGGTGGTACCAACTTGCTCAGAAATGTAAAGCTGATAAGTTGGCGGCAAAACTAAATTGTTAAATGTAGTGGTAGATGTAAATGCTACAGTCGTTGTGCTTGGGGTAATTGCGGATACAGAAATCTCAGCATATAAATAAGAAGTTGTTCCGTTATAAATCCAAATATCAATGATATTGGCTACAGTTGTACCTTTTGCTTGAACAGTAATTGCATCAATTTTAGTTCCGTTAGTGGAAGTAGCGGTGAGCTGAACTAAACCAGTTGTACCAGTAATGTTTGCACGGGATGTGATTGCAGTAGCTGCCGTTAATGTTGCAATTCCAACAATTGGAGAAACTGGAAAAATAGGGGTGATATTAGCTGCCATTTATAGAAAACCTCCAAAATTTTGTTGTTGAACTGCAGTATTTGATAGCCTAATTGTAGAAGAAGGAAAGTCCGACCAAACTGTAACTGTTCCTGAGAATGTAACTGCTGCATTTGAATTGCTTGATGACAATATATTATTTCTTGATAGCGTAGTTCCTGAGGCTGTATAAGTCCCAACGCCAACTTCCCAATTGGTTCCATCCGTAGCAGAGTAATATGTGCTATTCCCATCGCCAATAGATGAAAAAGTTTGGAAGCCAACTACTGATCCCGTTAAGCTAAAGCTAACGGTAGTGTTGGCCGTACCAGTTTGTAAGGTTCTATCGGCTACAAGAAAAGCCATAAAAGGCTCCTAATTATGACGTTGCGGTAGTTGTATAAGTAACCGCAATAGAGTCGCCGTTAGCTACAATTTTTGAACCGCCGGTAAAGTTTCCTGCGCTATACAAAACACCACCAGTTGCACTAACTGTTCCAGAGGCTGAAGCACCTGAGTTAATAAAACAACCAAAAATGGTAGCGGTTGCAAGCATACTAAATGTCACTGCGCCAGCTGCTTTAGAAACAATATTGGATGGTGAGGCTGATCCATTATTAGTGGCCGCGGTCCAAGTTGGAGCTTGACGTGCAGCGTAAATACTTGTGGATGGCTCATACCAACCAGCATGGGTTGACATGGTATCTGATTGAAAATAGTTAGCCGTTGCAGATGCGCTGGTTACTAAACCAAGATAGTTGGCGCCAGAAGATGTACCGCCGCCGGTACCAGTAGCACCAAAATAGTAGTCAAACAGAGCTTGTTTACCAGCTGCGGTAACCAAGTTTTCTGCTAAATCTTGCCATTTGATATTGCCGTTTGCGTCATAGCAAGTAACGCCATAATAGCCCTGTAGACCAACGGCTTCGGCAGCTCCAGCTCCGCGTGTAACGGCTGCTGATGAGACATCACCGTAGTTTGATTTTTCCATAAAAACTCCTTAACTATAACGAATAATGGCGGTGGTTGATGTCGCCGTTGGGAAAGTAACTGTAAAGTTGCTAGACGCGGTTTTATCCGAGCCAAAATCTAATACCGCAACCGCAGCATTTGTAGTGCTATTGTAAATTAATGCACCCCTGCAAGTAAAGCTGGCCGGGTTCCAAGTGACGTTATTAAACGAGATATAAGCCGTGTTTGTAGCGGTGTCACCTGTTGGGGTGTTGGATATGGTTAAAACCTGTCCGCCGGCCGTATAACCGGTTCCTGTAACCTCGTTGCTGGAAGTGTAGGTGGTGGTTGTGTTATCTAAGCTGGCAGCTGCCGTATAAAGGGCAATTTTGTAGGTATAGGGGGTGCCAACGGCAAAGTTCTCCAAGCCGCTGAGCACGTTCATTTTAAACTGGGTGGTTTGACCTTGAACAATTGTCATCTAGCCACCTGATTTCTAGGAGCCACATTGAGCTTGAGTTGGCCATCGCGGTAAGCATCTCCACGCTCCAAGCCATCGCCAAGGCGTCTAAGTTCTTGTAAAGCCTCTTGGTACTTTTGTTCATAGTATCCAACAAGGTCTTGCTCGCCTTTCATAAAAAGCATAGCTTCCCGCATTGCACCATAAAATAGTACTGGATCATAATTGTCGCCCAACCAAGTAGTTCCTGTGGCATTGGTTACTGTAGCAACAGTGCAGGCAAAACCTGAACCAGCGCCACCAAGATAGGCATTAGACACGTTCAAAGTATCGCCAACCACATAGAATTGGCCGCCATCATTGAGCGTTACGCTGGTCACAGCCGTGCCAGAAACTACAAAAGTTCCGATTGCGCTCATGCCAGAACCATTGGTAAACGGTACGTTTTCATAAGTTCCGTTAACATATCCTGTACCGCCGGTAATGCTGGCACTTAAAGTAGCAATTTGACCTTGAACAATCGTAGGTGGATAGTAAAAATAGTGCAACTCTGAACTATAGCTTGAATCTGGCGTAGGGCCAAGCAAGGCGGAAAGTGCTTCAAAGTTATTGTATTGATTACCAAAAAGTGCGTAATATTTTGGCAGTCCGGTATAACTGGCGCTGGAATAAGCTTCACGGATAAAGTTAACATCTTTGTTAATTAAATACGTGTAGTTGCCAGACCCGTCAATAACAGCCAAAGAATATGTAGAAAGATAATCGCTAGGCAAAGACAGATACGGATTAGATGCCGTCATGTTTCCAGTTACGTTTTTACGTAACGAAGGAATCTGAACGCTGTTGTAAATCCGATCCTCCGCTTCCATAACGAAACGGGGAATACTGGCTACAAACAGCGCCTCAGTATTTTCAGCATAATTCTGTATAGCATTATACAGTTGTACATAGTTCATTAGGGTTTACCCTTAAGCCATTGGACCACGTGCAATACGACCTTTGGTGGCTGCACCATTGCCGCGAGTTTCAATACCATCTTCTACTACTTCATCATATGTAAAAGCGCCGCCGCCATAAGTTGGGCTACGTGCGTCTACTGGATCATCTTTCAAGTCAGTATGAACCTTAGCATAAGCCGTTGCTGGCTTATTGTTACGAGCTTTACCTGTTGTAATAGCAGGGCTATCTTTGCTAGTAAACGGAACATTCTTTGCGGTTGCCATATTAACCACCTCTTTGGTTTTTAGCGCGAGCCACATTACGGCCTGACTTACGCATATCCATGCCAGTAGGTCCGCCTTTTTTAAGCTTGGAAAGGTTTGTGCCTTTGCCGCCCTTGTGCTCTTGTTTATCGTGCATTTTGAAAGCTTTTTTAATCATTGCTTTGTCTTGCTTGACATCTTCTTTATCCATCATTTACTCCTAAGTTGTTGATATTGTTACTGTTCCTACTTGCCCAATTGCAATCAGATAATTCAAAGTCAGAACAGTATCAAAACTGCTGGCTCCGCCTACCGGATTCCAGCCCCATTGAAACACACGACTACCACCAGATACATCGCCGGCTTGCAAATAACTTATGCCGCTGCCTTGGTTAACCAACAATCCGTTGTTACCGGAGGCATAGTAACTGACATCTGGCCGTGGCTCCCGAACCGCTTGCGGATCGTTCACGGGGTACATACCTAATTGTAACTGAGGGTGGTCTGGATCCCAACACTCATAACACACTTTTACACGATATGGCTTAGTTTTAAGCGTCTGAGTTCTTAGCTCTTTTAGCTTATAACGCTGACCACATCGGTCACATTCTGCAATTGCAAACTTACCGGAAGCAAACTTATTTGGCATTAGAGCATCCTGCCCTTCGTTTTGCCTTTCGTTTCAATTCCGTGTCCGCGTACCGTTCCGCCTTTTTTAATGGCTTTTGGGTTATTAAGCATTTTTAATTCTGCAGCTGCGCCACCTGTCCCGGTTCCACCACCACCGCCAATAGGGCGATTTATCTGAGTTCCAACTCTAGGACCAGTATCATAATATGAAACGCCGGTGTACTTTGGCTTGCTTCTAACATCTTTTCCAATCTCGGCAATTATGTCTTTAGCTGCTTGCACTTCTTCTTTAGTAGCCATAATTACCTCATATAAGCCATATTGCGTGGCACAAACCGAATAGAGGCTTTTTCGCGGTCTTCTTGTGCCGCGTAGTTAAATACTTCTTCATAGTATTGCTTCAATGCCATCGCGCGCGTGGGATCCATATCTGGCAATTTCATGGCTAAATGAGAAGCTAATCCGGCAACCATACATGGAATCCAGCGGAAAGGAATATCACCTACATTAATACCACCGCCAGCGTCTTGAATCCGGCGCATACGCCAATAAACAAAAGTATAGTTTCCGCCAGAGTTTGGTGTTGGCCAGACGTTGATGCAGGGCAAATTAGAAATATAAACACCAGCGCCTGATGCGTGTGAGGCTGCTGTAGTGTCATTTTGACCGCGCCAGCAGTTTGTTATTACGTTTCCAACTAAGTTGGTATAGGCAATAATTTCTGAATCAATCTGCACAAATCCAGTAGAACCAAGATTGGTAGCATCATTGACTGTCATTGTGGTCGCTGATGAGGTTACCGCCGCGGCCAAAGTTGCCGAAGGAATGGCATTAGTCAAACCATTTTGGCGGTTGATCCAAACTTGAATTGGGCGACCATTAGTCAGTTTATTAGGAATAGTAGCGTAAGTAGACTCAGATATACGGCTAATATTAATATCAGTTTGCGTGGTTGTATTTCCATTGTTTTGACGGATAACCTGATCTAGTAAATCAATTGTGTCTACTGGCAGAGGATAAATAGCTTGTCCGGGCGTTAAGGCAATGCTGCCCTCTTCAATGGTCCAAAGGTTGATTCCACGGTTTGCCCACTCAATAGTAAGCAAATTAAGAGAGCGGCGCGCTGTTCTAAGATCGTAACCAGAACGTAACTGCGAGCCACAACGCTCAAAGGCTTCTTCTACAAGCTCAGTGAGGTCTAAATTAAATGATGTTTGTCCTGATGGATTGGCCATTTATAATGCTGACGCGGCTTTTAAAGCGGCTATCTCAGCCCTTAATTTAATAATTTCTTTATCGCGTTGATCCAGCTTTCTGAGTAAGCTATAGCTGGCCTCTGACCACATGGACATATCTTTAATGCGCTCGTTATGATCCCGCTCCATCATCTGATAAAGACGGTCTGCGGTTTTCATTTGAGCTTCTATAAAGTTAATCACTTTTTTATTCCCTTTAGGGTTTCCGCCAATCTAGCCCGCTGACCCAACTTGCCGGGTTTTTTTGTTGCTGCAGCTAGTTTCTTTGGCGGAATAGTTTTACCTTCCTTTACGCCTAATTCTTTGCGTAAAGCTCCGGGTTTTTTAATTGCTTTCTGAATCCAATTTTTTGTGGCCATGATTATTTTTTCTTTGCGGTTTTAGCCGATTGAATAAAAGCATCTTTGGTAGGCGCACCCTTGCTGCCGGGTTTTCGCATATGCTCACCAGATCCTGCTGCTATCCGTGCCTGCTTTTTATGAATATTGGCATAAAGTCCGGGCTTTGCAGAACCGCCTGCTGCCATTTTCTTAGGTTTTTTACCAGCCTCTTTCATAGCAATTGCCGTGGCCGCTTGTTGGGCTAGACCACCCTTTTTATATTCATCAACGGCATCAGGGTTGTCCTTTCTATGGATAACCTTTTTGCCGGGCATTTTAGATGGAGCAATATCGCCCATTCCGCGGCTTGCCATCATATTAGCAAGCTCCGCCTTTTTTCATTTTCTTAGCCATGCCGCCGCCACACATAGCCATTACATGGTCGCGGTGACGTTTGTGGTCGCCAGCTGTATGTTTCATATAGTGAGCGCTGTGGTGCTTGTGATCGCCTTCTTCGTGCTGGCTG